TTCTCGTAGCGGGTCTTGTACTGGCCAAGGACGCCGTCTGCGAGGATGGCTGCGTACATGGCGCGCAACCCCATACCTCCTCCCCCGCGCATGAGTACCCGCAGCGCCTGTCGTGGGCTCTGGTGGTACGCGCACGCCCACAGGATGAACGCATCGGTGTTGTTGTTGTAGTCGAGACCGTACTGTGTCGCGGTCGCAGTGTATCCCTCAATGTCTTTTACGAGGAGGGCGTCCTGGGTTGCGCTGTTGGCTTTGAGGCACTCTCTCAGGGACACGTCATAGGCGCGTGAGAGGTAGAACGTGTTCCACCAGGGGTCGCTCGCGGTGTGGCGAGAGAGCCCGTTAATATCGAGGGTGCTCCCGTTCATCTTCTGCTGCCACTGCTGCGTGTTACGGATAGAGTGCAGCAGTCCTGCGGCGCGTGTCCCAAACCATTGTGCGATTCCTACGGTGATCGGGTCATTGTAATTAATTGCACCATAATCCATGTTGGACTCAACGGTACCGATTACCTTAATAGCAACTTTCTTATGCTGCTCATCCCAAGCCATAAGTGAACCTCCCGCTACAAGTGTAGCAGGAGGCTCACTCGGCTATATCACCACACTCCCCACTGGGAGAAGATGTAGATCTGAGTTCCGACAGGCATAGGATCGGCCGAAACCAGCTGTCCAGCAGTGTTTACATAGAATGTCTTCCACTCACGACTAGGCGTCATTCCCTGGAAGTACTGGTTCGTGTAAGGGGTCGCCCATCCGGGGATGGACCAGATCGGGTGGTCCGCCCCTAGGGGAGCAATGACTTCGAACCATCCGCGTAAGTAGGCGTTCGTGTGCTCCCGCTTGATGCGCAGGGTCATGGTTGACTTCTTGAGCCCGTTAGCGTCCTCACCCCACGGAGAGAGGTCGCGCCACCCGTAGTCGTTCCAGGAGGTTCCTCCTCGCAGCCAGCCGAGCGCGTAACGCTTGGCCTGCTGGTAGCCGTCGTCGGTGAGGTGCACCTCGTCATTCCCGCGAATCACGCTCTTGTCGCCGTGGAACCAGGACAGGGACCCCTCACAAATGGCAGGAGAGAGTTTATTGAACGCCCACATGAACTCACTGGTGCGCGCCTGGATCGACTCGCTCATCTTGCCTGAGTTGAGACTGCTGTCATTCCAGATTACCGGGATGCAGTACACCTTGGCGTTAGGCCAGTACGTCTCAATCATTCCCGCGCACACCTCGGCCATCTGCTGCACGCCGTGCATGGCGCGGATGTCGTTGAGCATGTCGATGATGAATACTCCTCCAACCCGTTGATTGTTGTCGCCAAGCGCCCTGTACGCGTTCTGGATCTGAGTGTCGAAACGAGCACCCTGCGCAGACGTGAAGGCCCCGCCACCAATGCCGTAGTTGTGTGCCCGCTTGAATCCGTACTCTGTTGCTAGCTGAGTTGCCCACCTGCCCCCATCGGTCTTGACGTTCGAGGAGCCGATGATAACGGCCTGATCATATTGCGTGACCCGCTGGAACTCGGCGTCCAGGTACGTCTTGTTGTAGTAGGTGCTGGGGAGCGCCGCGATCTGGTCGTCAACCTTCTTGTTGGCAGCGTCGATCCGCCCCTCCATCTTCTCGGTCAGGTTGATGGTGGCCATGTACTGTGTCCTGCCGTCCATCATCTGGGCGGCAACAAAGGCGTTGTCAAGGTTGTAACGAGACGACCTGGAAGGTGTTAGGGCAACCGCGATGAGGCGGCTCTTAAACGCCTCGATCGTATCGAGCGTGTCTTTACGCTTCGCCTCAATATCCTTGTTCCAGCCATCATGAGTCTTTTCCATCTCTGCAATGAACGTTGTAACTTTCTCGTTCATGCTGGCGATGATCTTCTTCTGCTCCTCGCCGAACACACCAACATAGTCGATCGTCTCAGAGACGGCACCGCGGATCCGCTCCAGCACCTCCAGGTACGTGAGTCCGTCGCGGTAGGTGAAGGGCGTAACGTTATTGACGCGCGAGTCCTGGATCCGCCACATCGCACGGTCAATAGAGTTGATGATGTCGTTAATATTAGGCATAGTAACCTCCATAAAGTGGTGAGTGTGTGAGCGGCCGATCAACATCCCACACGCCAAGGAAGAGATCCCGCAACTCCTCAATGACAAAATTGTCTACGTTAACAAGTGTACCCCGGTACTGGGCAATCATCTGAGCCTTGCCCCCACGCTGCTGGGAGTCGCTGCTCTGGTTGTTGTCGTAGTGGCTACGAGAGTTGGTGGAGCCCGCGGACGTAGACGCTGACTTGTTGCTGTTCTCGCTGGTCGCGTCCGACAGGGATGACGCGTAGTCGGCATTACCTGCCAGTCGCGTCTGAGGAGTGTCCGATGCGACAGTCCTCCCCTTGCTGGTGCCAGACCCTGTCCCGTTGCTGGAACTTGTGTTGGTGCCGTCGTTGCTGGAGTCGCCCCACTGCCGTGTCCTGCTAGATGCTGTGCCGCCGTCGAGCGGGTCCGTGTTCTGCAGTTCAGCCAGGTACATGCGGTTGTACCGGGGCATAATGAGGTCCATCTTGAGTTCAAGGCGCCAGATGAAGATATCGATCGTCTCGTGCCCGATCTCGTTCAGCCAGAACTCTCGTTTAATGCGCGAGTTCAGTTTCTCCCGGTACGACTCGTCGAAGATCTCGTACCTGTCGAGCCCCCAGTGCCCTCCGGTGATCCGGTCGACATCCTTAAGCCTGAGCGTGTGCGTCGGCATCGTCCCCTCCTAGCTGTGTCATGTTCTGCATAGCAAGCGCGTCATTCAGGTCCGGGGTCGCGTTGTCGTCCACGGCCCAGGTGCAGGAGACGTTGAGCCCGAACTTGGCGTTGATCTGCTCGCACGCGAGTTCGCGAGGCTTCATGAACTGCTCCCTGGAAGCGAGCACCTGCCCGCTGTTGGCCGAGGCCTCCTCGACGACCATACGCTCGCGCTTCTCGCTGTTGACGTTCATGATTCCGAGCATCGTGAGCGCCTCGCCCCAGATCTTTGCCTTGGACTCCATGTGCTTGATCGACGAGACCGCACCCGCACCGGCGTTCTGGTTGAGCGGGAAAACTCCGATCGTGCTAGCGAGGTTGTCCATGGCGATGCTCTCGGTTCCCCACACGACGGGCTCGCCGTCGTAGATCTTGGAGATGACGTTGGTGATGGTCTGCCTCTGGTCGTTGCTGCACGCGACGATCATGGGGTTGCGCTCGTTGAGCAGGTCGATCTCGATGGTCCTGTCTACGAGAGCGAGTCGCTCGGAGTAGATGCGGACGACGTCGAGGTCGCTGATGCGGGTCTGGTTGCCCCAGATGGTTACGCAGTCGCTGGCGTCCACCTCTCGGGAGTAGACGCCGTTGCGTGTGACAACGTACTTAACGGGGTTGTCCTGGATGTCGAGCATGCCCGTTGGTGTGGCGGGCATGGACATAAACAGTTCCAGGAGGGTGTCGAAGTAGAAGACGCTGAAGCCGTTACTGAAAATGGTTTTCTCAATAAATCGGGGGTCAATGTCGTTCGGCAGCCCCTCCCACGTAAATCGCGACATGCATTTCCCCATTAGTTGACGGAAGTACATGTTTTGCAGAACCATCTGCCGGTTCTCGGAACTGCTTGAAGTCAGTTCCCCCGGTTTCCTGTAGAACTCGCGAGAGACAAAATCATTGTTTTTACTCACTTAACTTCACCTTTACGCTCGTGTCGATCCGGTTCTCCCTGACACTCGTCCTACCGATATTGAATGGCTGCTTCCACACGGTAACCCCCTTCTCGAAGATACCCCTAATTGTACCCTTAAAGGCTTCAGGCATGTTTGCGCGCACCAGATAGCACTCAGACATCTTCCAGTACGTAAAGTGCGACATCAAGGAGAGTTTAGACATACTTACCCAGACGTTCATATTGTAGCCATAACGAAGCCAGAAATCCCCGATACGCCGCATCGAGTTAAACGACAGCATGCGAACGCGACAGTCCAGTGACATCTGATAGGCAACCATAGGGGTAACAGTCCCCGCGGTCTGCCCCACAACTGACGGCGGAATTACCTGCATGTCCTGAACCTGAGCGTTGACAGACGCAATCGCGTTCTCGTAGTCACCGTTAGCAGAGAACTGTGCCAGTTCATAGTTCGTGTCCCGCACAGCACGTTGCTGCTGCTGACTGATCTGCGACTGCCCCGACACCAGCTGGTTCTGAATGTGTGCCTGCGACTGAGCCTGACTGTTGCTGATCATGGCGTTCACCTGAGAGGTGGCCGCCTGTCCGAGCCCCTGCCCGACAGCCTGGGCGTTCATGCCCATCACACCACCCAGGGCGGTCATCCCACCCTGCACGGCGGACACCGTGGCACGCATGTTGTTGTAACGGGACTGCGAGTCCGCGTTTGCGCTGTTGCCCCACATCGAGTTCTCGGCGCCCGCCTGAGTTGCCGCAATCCCCGCGTTAGCAATATCCCGACTAGCCGTTGCTGCCCGCTGCGCACGCTGCTGAGCCCACCTGGCACCGTTGTACTGCTGCGCAATCGTGTGAGCATTCGAGGCCAGGTTGTTAAGCGCAGAATTATTGAGGACCGCAAACGTCGGTAGGCTCTGGTAGCCTGTCGCAACATCCAGTTCCTCACCCGTCTGCTTAGTCCAGGTAGCAGCATCCACATCAATTACATCGGCTTGCGGATGCCTGTTCAACCAGTTTGGAGAAAAGAGGATCTGGGGCATAGGCGGCGCAAGATGCACCCACGCGGTAAACCCGATGTCGTCACTAGCTAATGACTCTGGGCGAACTTCAATTGGGTTACCCGTGTAAGTAGTAAACTGTAGGATTGTATACGGTGCAGTGCAAAACTTTTTCAACTCGGAGTACTCTGGCAGCACCAGCCGCATGAGATTCTCACGGAAATTCTCATGTGTGATCCAGTACCCCCGCTTGTTCTCAACGCCAGGGTTTGTCAGCGCCCACCAGGACACGCTACCCAGCTGCACCTTGCGAGCACCGTCCCCCTTAAGCATCCCCTTCGGGACCAGGGTCACGGAACCAATCCCCTGAGCAATCCAGGGGTAGTCAGCAAGATACTTCATCCCAGCAGCGAAGCCAGAGGCATCAGCCCACCAGATGTCTACGGAGTTGGGAAGCCCCTCCATGTCAGAACCGTCAGCCATAATCATCGAGGGCGATGTACGCGACCCGTAGGGGGCGTCAAGTTTAATAGTAGACGTGATAATCACGTCATACTTTTTGTTCTGAATGTCCCCCAGAACCTTGCGATAGTTACGAGCAACCATATGCTCACCACCAAGATCAAGTCCCTCAGGAACAGTCAACCAGGTGCGACCGTGATCATCGAAGGAATCAGTAGCAGCAATGCCCATATGGCCCCGCTCGAGAAAACCTCGACCAAACTCAACCCGGTCATAATAAGTGGTCCACACATCAAGTTGCAGCACAAGTTGCGTAGTGCCGGGATTAAGGTACTGCACATCTGTAATGAAATAGAAAAAGACGGTTGGCTGATAGTCGGCCGTAAACGCCGACGACGGTCGCCCAGGATTCGTCACCATCACATAGTTGAACTGCACAGCACGCGAAAAAGGCGTTGGAACCCTAATCGGTCGCCCCTGAGCCAAGTATGTCATTGAATCTAGACGCACCGACTGAGAGTGCTCAAACGACTCCACATAGTCTTTAGGCGACCCGTAACGAGTCCAGTCAATAATGTCACGATAGGTGTTGTCGAACGGAACGTTAACCATCCTAAGAACAGACCCCGCAGACCACACCGAGTAGTCAAACGAAAGCCCTGCCCCGGTCTCAGGAGGCATCTCATTAATCTGACTCAACACTTTCTCCTCTCAACCATAAAGCCCCACCATCCCATTTGGGATAGTGGGGCGGTTATGGTCCAGTGTATCAGGACACCGTGACAGTGGTCGAGGCCGTCAGCGGCTTGTTGCCGTCAGCGCCAGGATTGTCGACAGTAACCTTCACCGTGATCTCAGTACCCTTCACCTCATCATCACCAATAACCAAGGTGTTGTTGAAGACTCGGGTCTTCTTAGACTTCTGCCCACTGATCGACCAGCCGATAGCCGGGTGAATGCCATCAGCAAGCGGGGTCTTCCAGTCAATATCCAGGGAGCGCAGTTCGCCAGGCTTCGGCGTCACGTTGTGCTTACCGTCCTGCGTGCCAACCTTGATGCCCTGGATCTCCGCGTTCTTAGCCGTCTGAACCACGATCTTCGTCTCAGGCTTGGTGCCAAAAGCGATCGCAGGAGTGAACGGGGACAGGCTCAGGATCGAGTGGTGGTGCAGCCAGTAGTTGTTGTACAGGCCGTCAGGGTTCTCCATAGAGCGGTTCTCCACGAACACGTCCTTGATGAGGAAGAACTCCTTCGTCGTCAGGATCGCAGAGATGCCGTCTAGCTGAAGGCTCTCGTTCGGGACCGTGATCACGTGCGACGGCATGCCCGCACGCTCCTGGTTGAAGGCCGCCGCCAGAGAGGTGACGTTAATGTTCGCCTGGAACTCCGGAGTCGCAATGATAACCAGGTTCTCCGGCTTGGCGAACGACGGCACACCCTGACTGTTGTACGCCCGCGTCGGGTACATCATCTTGTTGGCCGCAACCTGAAGAGCCTTGATCGCGCTGTCAGTCTGATCCTTGCTGGAGACCAGCACGTTCAGGTCGGGGATCTGCACATGGAAGAACCCGTGCGTGTTCTCGTACTCGCGGATCAGGGAGCACATCTCCAGGAACTCTGACCACTCGTCAGAGGTGGAGACAGCCGCCATCATCCCGGACACAAGGTTCGACAGGCCCTGCTCGTTAAGGAAGGCCCTGCGCAGCTCGATCTCGTTGATGGAGATCTTGAACTTCTCGCGCCTGTTCGTGGTGTGGAAGGCAGAGTAGGAACGGGCTCGAGCCTGACCGAAGATGTCCTTCTCAAGCGAGTCCCGGTTGGGGTCGTAGAGAGTAGGCTTCACCATGTCGAGGTGAACCTCCTCGATCGTGTCGGCAAAGTCCATGAACCCCTGCTTGAACACCGCAAGAGGGTTCTTCCAGACCATGTCACGCACGATCGTGGACCCGATACGGTTGACGAGCGAGTCCATGAAGAGGTTGCGGGTGATGTTGTCCGACATGATGTTGGACAGTGTGTTGTGGATGTTGGCCTTGGTTGCCTCTGGCACCATCTCCTGGTACTCGCGGCGAGCGTCTGATCGAATGGCGTTGGCAATGTCAACGTTATTGAGGCCATCGCGAAGATTAGGCATAATGTGTTTCCTTACTTAAAGAGGTCGTTAATTGACTTAGGCTTCCAGTTCCCGTCAGGAACCTTGCTGTCGCCCTTTGAGTTGTCTGTAGCGAAAAGTCCTCCTAGCCCCGAAAGTGACTTGCCAAGAGATCCAACATCCTTCAGGGTCTGCTTAGCGTCATCTAGATCCTTACTATTGTAACCCATCTTGTCAGCCAGGAGCCCGCCAGTATCCTTCACGGCGGCCCCAGCAGTCTTCAGCCCCTCAAGACCAATATCCCCAACACCACCCATCACGGCCTTAGCATCATCCACGTCCTTCTGAATTGCGCCCTTGAAGTCACCGTAGTCCATCTCCTTTGACGCTGGAACATCGTCGCCAGCAAACGGGTTCCCCGTCTCACGGTCAGTAGGAGTCGCCATCTCGGTCAGACGACCCTCAATCTCGTTCTGAAGCGCAGACACCTTGTCCCCAAACACTGACGTGAGATGGTCCCACGCGGCCTTGGTGTCCTTGTAGTAGTCCTTGCCCTGACCCGCCTCGGCAGCCATACCGAACTGCTTAAGGTTGTCAGTGTCTGTCAGGTTGTCCTTCTCCTTGGACACCTCGACGCCGTCACCGTTAGTGTCCCCGGGGTCGTACGCATGCTGCTCGCCAGCGTGCTCAGGCAGGTCCAGAGCCTTCTTCTGCTCGTCCGTCATGCCCTCGACAGCCTTGTTGTGCTCCTGGACGTCCTTCGCCTGGGTAGCAGGATCAAGGTCCGCCTTGCGAGCCGCCTCCTGCTCCGCAGGGGACATCTTGTTGCGCTCGTGACGCTCCTTCTCACGCTTCTTCGCGGCCTCGAGCCCCTTCGCCTCCTCAGCCTTCTTCTCCTTCTCCTCAGGAGTGTCAGGCTCGAAGAGGCTAACAATACCGTCCTTCATGTCACGGAAGGTGCGACCAACCTTGTCGCCAAAAGTCACATTATAGTCAGGCTTCTTCTGGTTGCTCTCCGTGAAGCTTGATTCTGAACCGCGCATTACTCCTCCAATAAAGATAGGCTGGAAGCATTACGCTTCCAGCCTATCATGTTACCCAATGTCCAGGTAGTGCTAGCGGGAGCCGCTACCCGTTCCACGAACAGCCCAGTTCATTAGGTTGCATCCCGTTCGTGGGCCACTAGTCACTTCTCTGGCTTGGGAGAATGTGCGGCGATATAATCAATAATCGCGTCCTGCACCAGATCTGACGTGCTGCGTCGCAGCGTCCAGTGCAGTTCCTCGATATCCTTGGCAACAACCTTGTCGATACGATACTTGAATGTTGCCTTGGTGCTAACAGGTCGAGCCATCTTAACCAACCCTTTCGTATGGCTTCAATGTGAATGTTGTGTTTCTTAGAACCGTTCCTCCCGGAACTCTTACAGGAATAAGTTTACCATCCCACTGACCACCACTCAACATATCATCAAACGTGAGGTTAGCGGCAACGTTGCGAGGTAGACCCGCAATATGGACGTCCATCTCACCATTAATCTCCTCCGCATACTGCTTAGCCCGCACGTACACGCTCCGAGTAAAATTGCCCTCATGCTTCCACGCCCCCAGTTCCACAGGATCCACCCAGAGCCCGTCCGGGGGAGTGGTTGGACCAACCAGGTGCAGCGAGTCCGTGTCCGCGTAAGCAAAGTGAGGGTACACGCTCTGGGCCGCTGAGATCGTCTTCAGTCTCGCGTACGCTGTAATAAAGACGCCCATAGGCGTGTACACAGGGTCCCTCACCTCCATCTCATTCATCTTCAGGCTCACCCGGTTGTCCTCCATGACCGGGTGCTTGCCTGTGATGTCAGGGTTTGTCGCAAACTTTCCGTAGAGGCTGTTGAGGTGAAGCTTGGCGATCTGTCTCAACCCTCCCGTAGAGTTCTTTTTAATTTCCATGAAATGGTCAACGTACTCATCAAAGAAGCCATGAGAGCCACGAAACTCAAACGTGCCGTTCCATGAGATGATTTTAAGGTCATAATGTTTTTCCCATAACTCAATATCAATATTGGTTGCCACCACAGTGGTTGGGTGAGGAACCTCAGTCAGGTACTGTGTCGGATTAAAGGACAGGTTCTTCTTGATCTGGATACAAGGAATGTGGTTAGGCTTGATCCTCGCTGTAAAAGTGATGGACGCGATATACAGGGGACGATCAGTAACAGGAGGTCCATCAGTAAAGACCGGGTCGCCGTAAGGAAGCAACGCCGTTCGCATCACGCTAGGATACAGCGAGTTCACGTCATACACGCTCCCCGAACCATTCAACTTCCCCGCATAGCGCTTATCAGCATATGTAAACCCACCACGATACGCCTTCCGGATCTCCGTATCTATCTCGGGTGAAAGAATCGGAAAACGGCGAAGAAACAGTTTACCCGTCATCTTCTTGTATGTGTAAAGCGAGTCGCTACCCGCAGTCAACCGAGTCATCTTCTCATTAAACTGCACCTCCAGCGCCTGCGCCACAATCGCCACGTCATTGCGCTGGTACCGCCTCTCCTGCGCCGTTGGTATATACCCCACAGGCCTAAACATCTCATAGTCAATCTCCAGTTTCTGATCATGAAGATTAAACGCCTTCGCAACTGCCGCGACAGACATTGGAAGTTTCTTGTACGAGTCACGAAACTCAACGCGATACCCCGTCTCGAAAACCACCGTAATACTATAGAACTTGCCCATCCGAGAGATCAGCGACGTGAACTGCTTGACGTCCGGAGACTCTTTCGTCCAGGTGTAACCATTGCGCAGCAGCCAGTCAATGATAAAACTACCGTCGAAAGCAAGATTGTGAAAATAGATGTTCGCTGCACGCTCTGCCACATGATTCATAAACCCTTCAATAGTTGTCCCATCAAAATAATTGTCCAGTTTACCAACCTTAATGATGCCCCAGGACCATACCCTACAATCCTCCTCCCTCGTAGTAGTTTCAAAGTCCGCGACAAAATTAGGGACCCGCTTGTGAGAGCGCTTAACGCCGTGTCCCCTTGCGTCGCTTGTTGACTGGCGAGGCACTGAAATCGTCCTCCGGCTTGATCTTAATTGACTTAATTTCCTTAAGTAGTGACTTGATAGACGAACCAGCATTCTCATACTCGTCATACCAGATATCCGCGCCATTAGCCTTCCGGTCGTTGTACCCCTCTTTAGACGCCTCATACATGAGAGACAACTGATTAGCGAAGTCCCCATTCACCGTCCACATCAGCCACAGCACGTCATCAGGAGTCTCTGTCAGGATGTCATACAGTTCAGGATCCCCAATAACATCCAGCATCGCAGCAATCTGCTGCTTAGCCGCCGTCAGTTTCCCCGCCTTTGCAGTCCTCGTCAACGACGCCTCAACAGCCTTCGTCTTGGCCGCCATTGCCTCAACGTCCTCAAAATTTGAGGGTCGCTTATCAGGATTCATTCTCTCAAGAGCGTAGTGGGACCCTCCAGGAAGATACTGCTTCTGCGGCTTAAAGTCCCGGATCCAGTCACCAACCGTCATGTCCCCCATATAAGGAAGTTTTGTTCCACTAACACTTCGTTCATAGCGATCAATGTCAGCATTATAGCGTAAAACAGCCTCTCTGTATCTTCTAACAGTCTTGGCTGGAATAGCACCACCATTCTTATCGCGATAATACCAAACGCTACTAGAGTTGTTAAACTCACTAAGACGTTCCAGTTCCGACGTAGCATTCTTTAACGTAACCCTTCCAACAGCCGACTTACCAATAGGATCATACTTAGTCCCCCGAATATCAGCACCATCATCCGACGTCGCCATCTTATAAATCTTACGCATCGCCCGATCACGCTCAACCTGAAGCAGATCCCGAGCCCTCGCCAAATCATCCCTACGAGCCGCCGCCCTAGACGACCCCGCCGACCACACCCTCTCCGTAGAAGCCTCCGCCCCCAACGTATCAGGCACATCCGGAACACTCAGATCAACAGACGAAACAAAATCACGAATCGCACCAGCCGTATTACGGACGTGCCGAGCACCACGCTTAAACGACCGGTAATGCTTACCCCAATGAGACTTAACCAAGACACCAAACCCCCTGCCCCCTGATAAGGGGCAGGGGGCCTAGCAATTCTACCTCAGGGCCTCACGCCAGAGACACAGTCGTGTACTCACGACCACGACCCGACTTCGCAGTCCCAACCTTCACCGCAACGGGCTCCGGCCACTCCTCAACCGGACCCAGAATGTCAATCAGACGCTGAACCTGAGACACAACCGTCTGAGAAGAAGTCCCATAAGCATTCCCATCCTTATCCAGAACAGTGATAGCCTTACGAGTCTCAACCTCACCAGTATCAATGTCAGTCACATCGTCCTCAGTAATCACAACATTCGCGATCTCCACAGTCTTACCACGAAGTTCCTTAAAAGAAACCGCCGCGTTCTGAGCGTTGAAAAAAGCCTTCTTGCCAGCGAAGTCATCCTTGAGAGAAGAGTAAACAATAGCCATGATCGTTCCTTTCGATCCATTCATTCCAGTAATTTCTTAACCTGGTATTACCCGTCCAGCCGGGAATCTCAGAAAAGAGCCAGCTGCTCTTTATCATCCGGCACCAGCCAACGCCCCTCAGCATTAAAGCCAGCACACACAACCTGCTCAATCGAAGTATCAGCATCAAAGAACTGCCGGTTTGGAAAAGTCTGTGAACTAAAGAACGTGAATCCATTCCCAGTGTTCCGCACCGTACACTTCAAATTCGTTCCCTCAACATGATACATCATCGAAGACGCATCCGCCGTCCGATAAGCCGTCACAAACTTAACCCGACACTCCAACAACTTGTCATAAATCCTCACGCGAAAACCATGAAGACGACCGCCAAAACCGCCATCCACAACAACCAACCCCCAATCCGCGGAGCAGCCTTCGCAGCAATCATCCCACCAGCCACACCGAGAGCAATGTCGCCCTTAGTAAGCCGACGCCCAGCATCACGCACATCACTATGAGTGTACCGCTCAACACACGCTCCAACACGCTCCCGCTCAACTTCCTCATACCCCATCTCCTGATCCATCCAAATCCACTCACCATTCATGCACTGCCACATCTCAGTTCACTCCCCAACAAACCAATCGTAGATGCGCTTGAGACTAACCGACTGATCGAAATACCAGACGTCCTCATGACTCGACACCCAGTACCCACCGTACTGATCGTCCCGCTCAATATTAATCATCTCAGTTCCTTTCCGTTCTGTCGGGTTCGTTCCCGTTCCGTTCATGTATTAATAATGCACCAACATTATCTGAACGTCAACCCACAAACACGTGACCCCTACCACACCACACCCCATGCACGCGACGCAACACATGTCAACCTTATTCCATATGACTTACCCCACAACATGCCAAAAATGGGGGTGATG